AACACACCAAAATGAATGGTGATGTGAATTGGAAAGATGGTGATGAGATAGATGTCTGCCTTGGTGGGCATTTTGCTGGTGACAAGTTCATCTCTATCATAAACAGGACACGTAGTAATACTACCAAGAAATGAAAGTAGGGATCATAACCGACCAACACTTTGGTTCTCATAAGGGTAGTCAGGTATACTTAGATTACTACTCAGAGTTCTATGAGAATATATTCTTTCCTTGGTTGAAGGAGAATAAGATAACCACGCTCTTAGATCTAGGAGATACATTTGACAATCGAAAGAGCATAGACTTTGTTACCTTACAATGGGCTAGGAGATACTATGATACTCTTAGGGCTATGGACATTACTGTTCATACTATCGTAGGTAACCATACAGCATACTATAAAAATACAAACGATCTCAATACATTGTATATGCTATTGTCGGAATATGACAATGTGTATTGTTATCAGGATGCTCTTGATCTAGATATAGGAGGTACCTCTATACTATTTGTACCGTGGATATGTGCGGATAACTATGAAAAATCTCTTAAGACAATTAAGCAAAGTACTTCCAAAGTCGCAATGGGTCATCTCGAGCTCAGCGGCTATCTTGCTCGCCCTGGCTTCGTATACGAACACGGTATGGACGCTAGTGTTTTTTCAGACTTTGATCTCGTATTATCTGGCCACTTCCATCACAAATCCACGAAAGGCAACGTAACTTACTTAGGTAATCCTTATCAGTTATATTGGAATGACTATGGAGACCCTAGAGGATTCCATAGCTTTGAAACAGATACCTTTGAAATGGAGTTCATCAAGAATCCATATGAGATCTTCTCTAAGATATACTGGAATGATGATACAGAGATAGAACCAAAGAATTATAGAGGACAATACGTTAAGGTTATAGTAGAACAGAAAACTAACTACGTTCGATTTGAACATATGCTAAACTCATTATATGATGAGGGTGCATTAGACGTTAGTGTTATAGAGAAGGTTGGAGTCTTTGAGGATCCACAGGCAAATGATATCGACGTTAAAGATACCTTGTCATTACTAGATGAATACCTAGATGACGTGGACGTTAATGTAGATAAAACCGACCTTAAGAAATTAATGAAATCACTATATATTGAAAGTTGTGAAGCTGTATAATGTTCATCATCACACTACAAGGAATGGGCAAGGAGGGGGCTTATGCTGTCCGTGACGAAGTGGATGAAAATGTTTTGTATCTCTTTGTTGACAAAGACGACGCAATGCGGTATGCTACACTTCTAGAGGCAGAAGAGGATTTTCCTCCTATGGCTATCACTGAAGTTGAAGACCGTCAGGTCATTGCCACGTGTGAGCAAACTAATTCCAAGTATAGTATCATCACACCTGATGAACTTGTTATTCCCCCTGTGATACCTGATGATCCAATTCCAGAAAATACGATGGAAAAACCTTCTTAGTACAGGTGACACCTTTACTGAGATTGATATCACAACACACAAAACTAATTTAATTATAGGTAGCAATGGAGCAGGTAAGAGTACTGTCCTTGATGCCTTTACTTTTGGCTTGTTCGGAAAACCATTTAGGAAGATCAGCAAATCACAACTTGTCAATAGTGTAAACGATAAAGGTACTGTAGTAGAAGTAGAATTTCAGATAGGTCAGAGACGCTATCATATTAAACGTGGTATCAAACCAAACTTCTTTGAGATTTGGGAGAATGGTAAGATGCTTGATCAGGACTCGAAGGTAGTAGATCAACAGAAGACACTTGAGAAACAAATATTAAAACTTAATTACAAATCATTCACACAGATAGTTGTACTTGGATCATCAACATTTGTTCCATTTATGAGATTACCTGGTGCTCAACGTAGAGAAATCATAGAAGATCTCCTAGATATAAATGTCTTCTCTTCTATGAATGAGATCCTGAAAGTCAGGTTGAAAGAGATAAGGGATGCTGTGCAGGTGCACGAACTAAACGCTCAAAGCGTTAAGGAGAAGATCACTCTACAAGAAGGGTTCATTACACAACTAGAATCAAAACAAAAATCTCAGTTAAAGAATATCTTAGATGAACAGAATAAATGCGTAGCTAAGATAGCAGAAGCGAATGCTATGATAGCAGATCTCAATGATGAGATCGCAGAACTGAATGACCCAGAGAAAGTTAAGAATCAATTATGTACTGTATCACAGAAACTAACTAGTAAAAAGAATAAACTAAACAAGGACAAGGGATTCTATATCAGAAATGATTCCTGTCCTACCTGTAAGCAATCTATAACAGAGGAGTTGAAACGTGACAGAATCAAGGAACTCGATGAAAAGATCGGAGAGATCGAAACGGCTTTTCAAGATATCGATAAGCGTCTTACTGAAGTTGTTTCACCGTTAGAAAAATTACGTGAACTGAGTGGTGAGATATCTAAGCAGATACAAATCACACATACACAGAACGGTACCATAAAAGCATTAACTGCACAACAGAAAGATCTGGAAGCTAGTGGCTCTTCTATAGACGTAGAAGCTACCAAACTGCTTGAAATGCAAGAGGATTTAAGGTCTGTCACCTTGTCACTTGTAGAATCCAAAAAGAGTTTGGATGTACATATGACAGCTAGTCTGCTGTTGAGAGACTCAGGTATTAAAACAAGAATCATTAAGAAGTACTTACCTGTGATGAATAAACTCATCAACCAGTACTTAAATAAGTTACAATTCTACTGTAACTTCACATTAGATGAAGAGTTTAAGGAAGTATTGAAGTCTAGATACATTGATGAGTTCTCATATGAAAATTTTTCAGAGGGTGAGAAAGCACGTATTGATATCAGTTTGTTGCTAACTTGGCGATCCATTGCTAAACTAAAGAACAGCGTTGACACCAACCTCCTTATCCTTGACGAGATCTTTGATGGATCACTTGACACAGTAGGGTCAGATGAGTTATCATTCATCCTCAGAACGTTTAACGATAAGTCAAACGTGTTTGTTATCTCGCACCGTGATAACTTGACAGACAAATTTATGCGGGTACTACAGTTCTCCAAACCACAAAACTTCTCACATCTTGAGATCAAAGAATCTGGTGGTCCCGATTCACTTACAATAGAGTCCTAATGCAGAAACAAATTTCAGAACAGGTTAAATCAGAACTAGCAGAAGCACAGAAGCATTTGCGAGAAGCACTTGCCTTTGCTGCTAGAACCGAAAGTCCATTCCTCATCAAGCACGTTAGCGAGATGGTGTTCAACATTGAGCATATACAGGAACTGGATGACATTCTATTTTCAATTAAGTCGGAGGATCTAATTAATGACCGTTAAATCATTCACTAAGATAGATAAGAAAGGTCGAGAAGAAACGTGGAGTTGGGAAGAGACTCCCGAAGTACTAGCCGCACTGGAGGCACTCAATGAAAGTTCCAAACTGGCAGCATCATTCAAAGAAAGAAAAGAAACGCCACCTTAAACCACAGGCACTGCGTCAAGCGAGAGCAAGACGTAGACAGTTGATAAAGTGTCTACTTAACCCTCCCAAGCGGAGGGTTTCTTCGTATAATAAGGACATAAGAAACAAACACCCCAATGCCAGATTCATCACATTACGAAGTTAAAGGTAACCTTGCTAGACTACTAGCTACTGAAAACCTTATTGTCCAACACAAGACTGTGGACACAGCATCGTTCGATGTGCAGAAGAGAATCTTGACACTTCCTATCTGGAAAGGACTAACAAATACAATCTATGATCTTCTTGTAGGACACGAAGTAGGACACGCATTATACACACCTAATGTAGACCTTAGTTCAACTGGTGTACCACAAGGATACTTAAACATCACAGAGGACGTACGTATTGAGAAGTTAATGAAGCGTAAGTTTCCTGGTTTACGTAAGTCTTTCTTTGAAGGTTATAAGCAATTAAATGATCAAGACTTCTTTAGTGTTTGGGAGAAAGATCTTGAAGAGTTTACTATGGCAGATAGAGTGAATCTTCATTTCAAGATTGGAAACTATGTTGACATTCCTTTCAATGAAGTTGAGCAAGCAATCGTAGATCAGATAGCACAAGTAGAAACTTTTGAGGATGCTATAGAGGCAGCAAGAGTGCTCTGGAACTACAGAAAGGATGTAGAGCAACAAGCAGAGACCCAACAGATGCCACAAGCGAACACAGACGGTGTTAGTGATGGTTCTCAACCTGGTAGTGACTGGGGTGAAGGAGATGATGGTGAAGAGAGTGATGAAGAAGGAGATGATGGTTTTAAAACTAAGTCTGAGGATGGTGAAGGTAGTGGTGATGATACTGATGGTGGTACAGGATTTGATGAGGGTGATGGAGACGCACCTAAGGATCTCAGCACTGTTGAATCACTAGAGTCTAAGTTGAGAGATCTAACTTCAACTAACACTTATGAGGAACTTGATGTTATTGAAATCAAACCAAGTAAGTATGAGAAGATTGTTGTTTCTAACAAAGTCTTTATGGACAGATGTGCAGATCATTATGCTTCTCTGACTGAGAAAAACGAGGAGTATGGATTTGATCCTGTAGGGGTTGCCGACCAAGAGTTCGACAAGTATCGTAAGGAAGCAGCAAGAGAAGTTAGCTACCTTGTTAAAGAGTTTGAGTGTAAGAAATCTGCTGCTGCTTATGCACGTGCATCTACTGCAAAGACTGGTGTTTTGAACACTTCTATGCTACATACTTACAAGTACAATGAAGATCTATTCAAGAGAGTAACAATTATACCTGATGGTAAGAACCACGGTCTAATTGCACTTGTTGACTGGTCAGGATCTATTGGTGAAGTATGCTTTAATATGGTAAAGCAACTTCTAAATATTGCGTGGTTCTGTAAGAAAGCACAGATTCCATTCAATGCATACCTATTCACTACTGAGTGGCCATCCGATGAAAGACCCGACAGATCCACCCCTTACAAATATTCCTTTGGAGATCACTTTAATCTTATTAATGTGCTTACCACCGACACTACTGGCAATGAGTTTGAACAACAGTTAAAGTATATGTTCCGTTTGGGTGCATACTACTCTAGCTACTGCCACGGTGAAGTGTTCCAATACTCACGTTGTCTTAGTTATCCAATTGGTTTATACTTAGGTGGTACACCACTTTCGGATGCTATCGTATCAATGCATACTGTCATCCCTTACTTCAAGAAGAAGTATGGTGTTGAAAAATTAAATGTTATCGTATTATCTGATGGAGAATCCCACGCAGGAGTCTACACGACTGACAAAGAACATTACAGGGATGAAGAACTTCTTACACGAACAGTGGAGCATCGTACTGCTCTTAGGAATAATCGTACGGGGCGTGTTTTTAGTCGTTTTTCAAATAATTATATGGAGAATCTTGGTATCCTTGTACGAGATCTTAAAGAGTCGTTTCCTGAATCCAACTTTGTTAGTTTCAGACTTATCGAATCTAGGGATGTTGCTTACTGGCTTCGTAATGCATCTTACTTATGCACCGACTGGATGGAGCGTGGAATTTCCAGAGATGAAATTAAAGCAAAACTTAGAAGAGACAAGTCCTTAATCGTTAAGAAGTCTCTTGGCTATGATGAGTTGTACCTAATGCCAAACAAAAACTTAGGACTCAATACTGAGTTTGAAGTTGATGAAGGAGCATCTAAAGCAAAGATCAAAGCTGCTTTCAAGAAGTCTCTTGGTAACAAGAGTGTCAACAAAAAGATCCTATCATCTTTTGTAGATATGGTCAGTTGACAAACTGGTACACTGGGGGTTCCCACCCCCAATTCTTGTACTATAATAAGTACATACAAAACAATTAATCCTCTTAAATCTAATGACCGTAGTTTCCGATCTCCGTGACCAGTATGGTAATCAAATTACCGCTACTGAAGTTAAAAAATATGCTAGAAAGATTGGACTTGGTTATCGTGCAATCACTAACAGACTAAGTGCTTACAAAGTAAAGCGTGGCACTTGGGATCTAACAGTGAAGGAAGCACTAGAGAAGACCTACAGCAAACCAGCAGCAGCACCTGCTGTAGAGCAGAACTTAGTTCCAGATGTAGATGCTAACTTTGTCCCTTTCGGCAATTTCAATCGTCTTAAGAAGATCCTTAAATCTGGTATCTTCTATCCCACATTCATCACTGGTCTATCAGGTAATGGTAAGACCTTCGGTGTAGAACAAGCAGCAGCACAACTCAAGCGTGACTTGATTAGAGTTAACATTACGATAGAGACAGATGAAGACGATCTTATTGGTGGGTTTCGCCTTG